AGCTTGTTGTAGAGCAGGGGAAATAATTCTAGACTTCTCAGATTCTCTAGTTCTATCTGATTGCAGCCACATACCACGCCAAAGTCTGTAGTATTCATCCCATTGAGTAACGTAGTTAATATCACGGTGAGTGCGCCAACCTTCTAACCGATGATTCAGCCATGAAGCTAGGGCTTGATACTTTGTTTCCTTACTATCGAACATAAGTCATTGATTTCCATAGGAATTTAGGCGTAATATAACATAAAGTAAACGTAACAATCAGCTAATTTAATCAATAACCTGCAATAACGTCTTCAGGTTCCCATTCTTCATCAAATTGTATAGAGTGGGCGAAGTCTGCAATACACACTTGGTCTATATAGGACAAGGCATCCAACAGGTCATCGTGTGAAAGACGTGAAGGAAAATCTAGCATCTGTGATATGAAGAATCTCCAGTCTTTATCCTCATTAAAGGTGATTTGTTGGTGTTCCATACGTCCTTGGAGTGACCAAGTGATACGTTCTGACTTCTTTTTACCACCATGACGTAGTTCATCGATGTGAATAAACCTATCATTGGACCTCATCTCATCTTCTAGGTACGGCATGATAGCGTTTTTCAAAGAACCAGTCTCAATACCAACTGTAGTAGCCTCATTTACTGCAGCAGCTTTAAGAATCTTGTTAGCAGTCTCTTTAATAGACCACCTTCCGTGCATAATATCTTTAACCCACCACTTATCTCTATCAACCTTAACAATAGCAATAGCCGTTTCGTCTAATTTCGATGATTTAAGTCCCCTTTCCTTCTCAGAAGATTCAAAACCAGCAGGGTCCACAGCAATAACGTAGTTTCCTTCCTCAGGTTCAGTACCTTGTAAGAACCATTCCTCTTTAAAGATACCACCAGAGAATGTTTCAAAGGATGCCTCGAACTCTTGTCTAAATGCCATAGATGACATAGACTTTCTAGCAGCCTCAATCTCATCTTCTGGTATATAAGGGTTATCAGTAGAGTTATAAGAGAAGACCTCCCAGTCATCATCGTGTTTAGCTTCCATATATAAGTCATAGAAGTGATTCTTACCAGCAGGTGTACCAATAAACATAGCACCACCTCTTACGTCAGCTAATGTAGGACGAATAATCATCTCCCAAACATCAGGTCTCATTGAAGCGTACTCATCCATAACAACATAAGCTAAACCAACACCACGTAAGGTATCAGGTCTGTCAGAACCTTTAAGGAATATCTTTCTACCATTAGTTAGTGTTAAACGAGCTGTGTTTTCATAGGCATCAGCAATCAAGTCTCCACCTAAGTCTTTTAACATATTCCACATAATATCCTTTGCTTGTTGAAAGGTAGGACCAATGTAGAAGACATCCTTAGATGTAGATTGTAAAGCAGTTATAAGTAGAATCCAAGCAGCTAAACGGCTCTTACCAAAGCGCCTTCCAGCAGCAACAACCTTAAATCTAGCTTTAGAGTTGAATATATCTAACTGAGCAGGATGTAGCTCAACATTCAAAGTACCCATTAGTTATCTTCTTCAACTAACTCAGCAATGACAACATCATCTCTCTTAGTCTTAGGATTCTTAAGAACCTTATCTTTAGCCATCTCTTCAATCTGAGCTGAGGTCCCAACATTAATAATAAGACCATCCTCAGACTTAGTGTGTTTAATCTCTACAGCTTTCTGAGCAGGAACAATTCTATCCATACACATCTTAAGACAATGAACATCACCTTTAAGAGCCTTAGCAATGACAACTTCAACAATCTCTTCTCCCCTAGAACTTAAGAGTTCTCTAGCAAGTTGAGTGTATTTATTAACAGAACCTTTAGGTCTTCCCTTAGGGTTTAGAACTTGACCTTTCTTTACCAAGTGAGGCATAGTCTTTCTTTTATCATCTACCTTAGTAGAGACATTCTTCATTCTAGCCATTGTTTAATTCTCCATATAGGTTAAACATAATAAACATAGTTATGGTTACTTAAGTAACTTAAGTGTCCTAGACCTATGTGTTCTGGACTTAAGTAACTTAAGTGTCCCAGACTTAAGTGTCTTGTACTTAAGTGAATACGAATTTGAGTGTCTTCTTCTCTGTCTCCGCCTTTAGTAATCGTTTAGATTAACTGAAGCAGTCGAAGGATAGTCTAATAGTTACTTCTTGGAGGGTAGTGGAGGTGTCCTCAGAACTCGTGTTAACTTAAGTAGTTAAACTACGCTTTGATTGTAGCTGATAAACAAGATAAAGTAAAGCTAAAACACCTTTAATTGTCTTAAATAATACCACGGAGTTAGTTATCCACAGTATTACCTTAGTTATCCACATAGTTATCCACACTTATATCTATATCTCATTAATTAATTGAATAAACCCAAACCCTATTCACTACGTTCAGAGAACCCTCGCTAAAGCTCGGATTCTTCTCTCGTCTGATTATGATTGTTAATATTACAGTCTGACTCACCTCACGGGTCCCCCCTGTAGTGGTTCTAGAGTAGCAGTAGATACCCGAGTGACTGTAGTATCTGTAGTATCCTTGAATGAATGATTAAGTGATAGACAATCATTAACAGGTATCAGTTAACAGAAGTTAACTAATATTTATTAAGGTGATTGACCAGCGCTAATCTTAAGACCATCACATAAGAACCCTGCGTTACCTTGTGTTCTAAGTGTTGGTATCTTAGCGAACCGCTGGTAGATTCATAAGCTACCCTTGCGGGTAAGACCTAAAGGTCTTGGATAGCTTATGACTATAACTCTTTGGGGAGTTATTGCACAAAGGTCTTGTCCTTAAGGGACAAGAGTTATTAAGACCTCACGGAGACAAGCAGTATATGCAGACACGACCGTAGGCTTAGATTGAAACCTAAAGGTTTCGAAGCCTAGGTCTTCCGTGCATACGACTACTCTCTGAAACTTAGTAATATACCTAAACCGTCACTTGTCAAGAGTCAAGGGTAGCTAAGGTTCTAAGCACACCTATTGTGTCTTTAAAAGATACGGTGTACTGATAACCTAAGCTACCCTAAAGACTGCTCTTGACAAGACTTGCTACCGCAATGACATTCAGCAGAGCTGATTTAGGTAGCTTATTAAGTGTTCAGCGAGTTAGTTGGATAAATTTAATATAAATAATATAAGGAAATAAAATGATAAATAATAATAAGAATGAAATGATTGTTAAATGTTTAGATGTTGTAAGAACTGAGTTCAATGAGAATACAGAGACTTCAGAGTTAACTGATAACGATATGAAGTGGTTGCAATGCTACTTTGAAGAACATTGTAAGGTAGAGCCAATTGATTATGATGAATCTAATATCTTGGAGGGAATGTCATGGTAGATATATTCTATAAATTACATGAGGTTTCTAATCTATCTAAGGAACACTTCTTGGAAATGATAACTTACCTTGTTCTAAAGGGACATCATAAACCTGAATTTATTTATGATTTAATAAACCTTTACTATGAGGATAATAAATATAGATTTGAATCTAATGAGTAAACTTAATTGTAAGATGTCGTTGGTAGTTAGACTTGAAACAACTACTGCTTTTAATAATAAACCAATAAGGAAATAATATGAAAAACTTAAACTTAAAATCAATCTTTAACGAAAAGAACTTTACTGCAGACAATGTGGTTGCATCAAGGGAGGGTATCAAGGACGAAGAGAAATCATCATTAGGTGCTATTGTTAAGTCACTATGTTGGTCACTTGATAACAAGGTCAAGAACCAAGACGAATACATTAGAAAGCAAGTTCAAGAACTTAAATCACTAAATGAATCTACTTATAAAGGTTCTGATACACACACCTTCTCACTAGAAAGAAAGGTTGAGTTCATTACCAACCTACAAACAACTCATGATGAGGTATATGAATTACGCGACTCCTTTTGTAAGTTACATAAAGACTTGTTTGGTTCTGATTATGTTAAACCAGTTAAGAAATCTAACATCATCGATACAGCAGCATCGTTAGAGGCTCAACAACTGTTAGCTAAATTCGGAATGTAAATAAATAGGGAGATGGGTTAACGCCTGTCTCTCCTTTTTTTATTGTTCGTATCTTGACTTGATTGTCTATCACTTAATCTATTCTTATGTGTGGTAGTGCAAGTTAATAGATTAGTCTGGGTGTTTTACATAGATGGATTAGTCTGGGATTTTTACAATTAATATATAGGAGAATACTATGAGAGTATTTGTTTTAACAAGCACATCGGATAAAGATTGGTTAGTAACTACTTCAGTATGTGCTACCTTTGAAGGCATAGTCAGTAGGTTTCATGACTACACTGTTAAAAAGGAACACCCTGCAGAGAGCATAGCTGTAGGTTTATTAGAAGATGGTTACTACTTCCATAATAAAGTAAATGATAAGGGTGTTAAGCACTCTACTTACATATCAATAGAGGAGATTTAAATGCCTAAGTTTAATAAGAAGCAAAGAGCCTACTTAGATAGGTTAGTAAAAGAATCACCTGACCGTATGGTGTTAGCACAGAAGATGTTCAGTAATAATGCTATCGATGAGGTAATGGCTGAGCTTGGAGATGTCTGGGAACAGCAATGGTCTGATGTAGATAGGTATGTCAGTGATAAGTTCATTGAAGTACACGGTGCTAAGATGAATCAATATTATTAATAGGAGTATGTTATGAGATTAGGACCAATGGAACAGATGGTACAAGACCAGATAGTGGAAGAGTATCCTGAGTATGATAAAGAGGGAGTGAAGTTTATACACGTTGATACAGGTAGGGAGTTCAAGGATTTAGATGCCTTGACTTACTCCATAAC